TTACCGGCAACCGCCACACCCGTGAGTACCATACCCGCCACACCGTCGGCCGTTGCCGCACTGCGGCCCATATTGCCGTTTCCAAGCGAAATATTTACGTTCGGTCTTGCCATAGCTTTACGGTTTGTAGGTTTCCACCTTGCCACCACCCGCAAGGCTATTTTGATGTATTATCGCCAACCCGAGGTCCCCCTCCAGAAAGACCATACGGTCGGTGGTGACGTGGAAGGTCTTGTTATGCGGGTAGGCAGTTATGTAGCTCGAGAGGAAGTCCGGATACTCGGTTTCCGCTTTGGCGGCAACCCTCTTTTTCGAGGCCTCCTTCACGGCCTTTTTCGGAGCCTCTGCCTCCGGCGCTTCCTCCTGACCGGGAACGTCGTCTTCAGGAGCCTCTGCCGGAGCCTCCGACGTCGGGAGGTTTTCCGGGACTTCCGGAACTTCGGGGGACGGCACCACCTGGGATATCTCGGCCTTTTCCGTATCGTTTTTTTTCATAGTCATTTACGCTTTACAAGTTTGACAATTACGTAACCTCCGACCGCCACAACGGCGGCGGTCAACACCTGCCCAAAACGCATCCAAAGCGTCTGCCAGCGCGTAAGGCGATTCACCTCGACAGTTTTTATAACCACCTCCCTCTCGGCCTTCGTTGTCGCTTGGTAGCGGTCTTTCAGCGCCAGATAGATATTCATGCTGTCGATCTCCGCCGAGGCCGTCACCACATTATCGCGGATCTTTAACCGCGGGGGCGGAAGCCGGGTCCCCGATCGGTATTCCTCCACTTCGCGCACCCGAATCTGCCCCGAGCTATCGCACTCCAGCAGGGCGCGGACCATCGAACTGTCTGCCGGAACCGTGACTACCGTGTCCCGGATAGCCTCCCGGACAAAAACGCTATCACTCTGCCGCGTCTCCCCCGAAGCCGTCACGCGGCTTTTTGCCGCGCAGCCTGGCAACATCATCGCCAGCACTGTCGCCAATAGCCAAATCATTCTTTTCATTGATAATCTCTTTTATAACATCGTCTTTTTCAGATACTTTACCACGGAACCATTTCACAATGGCGAGAAATACCGGGTGCCCTGTGCTAACTGCCATATTTTCCAAAATGGAAAGCATTTCCACCGCGCAGATGAAGGCGCCGATAGCCCGGTGGGCCACGAACCACTCCACATCAAAGGCGTGTTCGGCAGTATACGCCAGCGTCATGGCCAATATATAATTTACCAGTTTGGCCACGCTTCGACGCAGACGTCGCGAAGAACGGGGAATCCGCCGCCTTTTCGAGGCCAGTACCCCCGTCACCATATCGGCGGCAACGAAGAGCATCAGTGCCACAAACATCTCGTACAGGGGTGAGAGGTAGGCCACCACGGCCAACCCCATCACCGTTAGAAATTCCTTAATGTTGGCCATGATTCATTATTTGCCCGGTTCCTCCGCACCCCCACCACCAACGGGGGCGGTCTTTTCGGAATAGATAGCAGCGGTATATTTGCCGCGAATCGGAAGCGCCGTAAAACGCTGCTGGTATCCGAGTATGTCGCCGCGCTGTTCGGGGTCCTTGTATTTTGCGAATACTTCCGTCGTACCTACCGCACGCATCACCTCCGTGTCGCAATACATCAGAGATGCCTGCGTATCGGTGGCCTCCACAATGGCCGAACCGTAAGCCTTCTTTGCGCCGGTGGCGGCCGTATAGTAAGGCAGGACGGAGGATGTGTAGGTGCTGATGCCCCAGATTTTGCCGGAGGCCATCATATCCTTGAATAGCTTCATATCCTCGGCCAACAGGTCGGCCTCGTGTATGCTGTTGAGAACGAGCACCAGCGAATCCACCGGCACGTCGCGCCCTGTGAACCAGCTACGCAGCCGGAGAATGTCCTCGAAGGAGAGGCCTTTCTGGCCGGCGGAATTCGGAGCGCCCGTAGTAGCCCGTACAGGCGTCAGGGCCTCACTTTTCGAGGGGGCCCAATTATTGGCCGCGAACGAGGCGGTTTGCCGGTGCAAAGCGTTCCGGTGAGCACGGACCACACTCTCCATCTTTTTGTATAACGACTCCATCTCCTCGATATTGCGCACGATCGTGTTTTCCGTATCGAAGGTGTGCAACGGTAACTCCAGCGGGGTGTCTGTTCGTTGGGCGGCCGGAATCGGGAAGGTGGTGTTATCTACCAGGACTTTAGGGTCTACCCCCGCCTCGGCCAGGTTGATTTTATTATGGTCCACAAACTCGGACATATCGACCGAGCGCGAGAGGAAGGATGTGGAGGGTATAAAGCCCTCTTTAATCATCGCAATCCAGACCTGTTTTTCTATTGCCATGTTTTATAGTGATTTATGTTATACACGTCCGAGAATTTCGGCGTAGGCGTCCGGGTCTTCCGCTTTCAGTTTACGCAGACCGGCCATGTCGTTCTGCATCCAAGCGTGCAGGTTCCACGCCTTGCGCTCGGCGGGAATGCTTGTCGAGCCTGTCGCCCCTTTCACCAGTGCCGAGAGCGAGGTCTTTGCCGGGATGGCTTCCAGGGCTGCCTTCGTGGCCTCGAAGTCCGCCGCGGCCAATCTTTCGTAAGTCGGGCGCTGGTCGGCCGTGATGCGTCCCTCCTTCATGGCGAGGGCGATCATGTCGGCACTCGCCTTCTCACGGGCCGCCTTCGCTTCGGCTTCCAACCTCTCGCGGGCGGTCTTCTCTCTTTCATAATTGGCCGAAAGAGCGACCACGGCGGCCGAGATGGCCGCACTGTCCGCACCTTCCGAAATTCCCAGTGCCACCAAAGCCGGGGCGGTGAGCGATACCGTGGCGGGCGTCTGTATCCCGCCGGTGTTGATACTTGGCATATTCTTATTGTTTAGTGTTAATTGTACGATATTTTCAAGATGGGCGGCCAACTGCTCGCCCTCGACCGGCTGCCGCTCCGAATTGTAGATACACAGCGATAGAGAGCCGGAGTTGCTCGGGATGGGCGTTACCGAGAGTTCGAGCATTTCCCAACTGGTAACATATATCTCCGGCTCGCCGGTTACCGGATTCGGGCGGTATTCCGCAGCGTGGATATACAGGCCTATCGAAGCCCCTTTCAGAAAGCCCCGCTCGACCTGCCCTTTCCGCTCCCGCCCAAGCTCCGTACCCTCGTCGAACACAGGTAGGGCCGTCAGTAAGTCACCATCTACCGCAAGCCCCTCCCAGCAGCCGATAAGGCGGTCCGGGTTGTGGTTGTCGAGCATTACCGGGTTGGCGGTGAACCGCTCGAAATTCCCTCCGGCATTTTCCAAATAGAAACCGTGGGAGTTCTTTACGCGCTGGTCGTTTGCTATAAATCGTGGCAGAGGCATTCGGTTTATTTTTCGGCAAATATCGGGCGAGAAAACAGGTTCAGCAATTTATATTTGAACGGTTTAGGTGTTTTTAGTAGACGCGCCGCGAAGGGCCTTTCTTTGCAGAAAAAAGAAGAATGGCAACCCCGAAACACAAGCTATACAAGGATGCGGAAACTCTCTTTGTAGAACAGGGTATGACGTGCGCGGCGATCGCCGAACAACTATCCATTACCGAAGCCACCTTATCGAAGTGGCGCAATACTATGAAGTGGGATACCCTCCGGGAGGCGGCTCTCGCCGCGCCCGGCACCATCCGCAAGATCCTCACATGCGAATTACAACACATCGCCGCCGGCGGCGCTCCCCGCGTAGATGCCGACGCGCTGAGCAAGGTGGCCAAATCGCTCAACTATTTCGACGGCCGCGTATCGCTAAGTGTTATCATATCAGTATTTAAAGAGTTCGATACGTGGATGGCGGGCGTAGATCCTGCGCGGGCGGTCGAGATTTCCGAAGCACACCGCCTTTTCGTTAACCACCGTGCCGAAATAGACTCCAACCGATAATCCTGCGATGGCTGTAGATATCAAATTACAAAAACTCCTGGGCGACTACGACGCCCATTGCCGGCGCATCGCCCGCGCCACGGTCATCAATCTGAACGAAACGCCCGCCGAACGCATCGCCCGCATAAAGGCGTTGGAGAGCGATTACGTGGCCTGGTTTGAATACTATTTTCTAAACTTCGCCAAAGCCCCGTGCGCATGGTTTCATCGCAAGATAGCCGACGACATTACCGACAGTGACGAGATATATGAAATGTTGGAGATATATCGCTCCGGCGCCAAATCCGTGCACGCCGACATGGGTATACCTCTGTATCTCATGTTCAAAGGGCGTCTCAA